TCATATACCTTTATGTCAGTAGAGAAAGTAAAAGTATAGGTACCAGTTGTTATTGCTAACGAAGGTCCTGTCGTACCATATCTGTTTTGTTCGTTATCATAAATAAAAGCATTTTGATTACCACCACTAATAGTTAAACCTGCTTGATAAGTGCTATCACTAAAGTCTTCATTGACTGTTACTTCTGCACCAATAGCAATAGGCAAAGGATATATTAATAAACCTACTACTAATAATCTAAGAAAAGTTTGTATTTTGTTTATATTTACTCCTAAGTACAGGAGATTATATCATAAAATATTAAGGCAAATCGTCTTCTGAAATTGCCCAGTTTATGTGAAACTGTTGATGAAAGTTTGCCTGTGAGGATACTTTTCTTTTTTTCTTTTTATTTTTATTTTTGTTAACGAGAACCACCGTCATACCATATAGCATGTCCTTCATCAACCATTTTTTCATTTATATCTACATCATTTATCATAAGAGTTCCTAGAACCCTACCATATTTACCAGTTCCGTGTGATTGCATTTCTACTTCTGCATCTGTTAACTCTTCTATAAGCCAATCTTTGGCAGCAAGCCCTCTTGCTTTCTCTTCCAGATCTCTTGTCCGTGATTCTGGAGCATTGATACCCATGAGTCGTACACGACATTTATGCCACACATCAAAACCCAAATCAATTCTAACATCTACTGTATCGCCATCGACTATTCTTAATACTTCTACTTTATAATAAAACATTTTTCTCCTAAAGACAAAGGGGCTTAACGCCCCTCAGTCAACTTAGCGCACCTAATTTCGTCTTTACGAAATTAAACTAACCCTTTGGAACATTAGACATGAACTTAAATGGTGCTTCTTCCATAGCATTTTGCAATGCTGAAAAGAATGCAGCTCCTGCTGCAATTAACGCACCTTCAAGTATAGACATTTCTAACCACCCAGATTGGGAAGCTACGATCACGCCGATACCTGCTTGTAGTCCAGTTCTAGCTGCCCTAATCAAAGAGACTTTAAAAGCATCTGATATAACCATTAGTTAACTCCTTACTTAATTTTCTTTTGCAAAAGTAGTTTCCCAGGTAATTTTACCTAATACACCGTCTTGCTTTAATCCGAACTCTTTTTGAAGTTCTTGGACTTTCCTTTTTGTGCCATTACCATACCAACCATCAGCTGTTAAGCCTGCGGCTACTTGCCACTCTTTTAACTTTTCAGATCTAATCATTGGTTTTTGTATCTTAAAGTCGATACCTGGCCACTCTGGAAATTTTTTACTAAAATCATAAACTTGAGTTTCTTGTCGACTAGATTCTGATTCTTTTTCAGCTGGACTGTAACTAATTACAGGTTCCCTGCCTGATACAGCTATATACTCGTTATCACCAGTGTCATCAAAGTCTACATACTTAACATAAACTTCTTCACCAGATAAAATAGCATCTCTCACAATTGGATAAACTTTTTTATATGCATTTACGCTAGATCCGACAAAACCGTCAGCTTGTACTAAATTACTTGTTTGTGAGTCACCAAAAATTAAACAGCCACTCGTGCTTTCATCGGTGTTTCCTGTATGCCAAAGTATGTATTCAAAATTAGGAACATTATTGACATAGATCATACCCTTATGCCAATCAGCACCATATTTCTTTATATAGCGTGAATGAAAGCCTCCTTCGCTACGAAGAGTTAACTTATAAACACCAGCAGGAATTCTTGTTTCATGTTTTACTTTTACTGCTCGATATTCATCTTCAATTGTGTAGCAAAGAAACTTGCGTTTGTTATCAGTAATATCAAATAATATACCGCTTGTCGAATCTTTTTGTGAACTTATCCTAAGAACTTCTAATATCATACTTATATGTATTTTACTAATTTAAATAGAATTTAAGGTATTTAACTACTATAAGGAAAATACTTTAAATTTTCCCAAAAATACATTTTATCTTCGGAACTAACGGTAAAAGAAACTTGAGCTGGCGGTGACCAATCCCCTGAAATATCTTTAAACCATTCCGATCCACCATCGACTGAAGGACACTGCATAAACCAACGACCTCTGTTAGAGATAACAAAAAAATGATGAAAATGACCCCATACGAGCATATCTGCGTCACCGATAGGCTCCCTACCCATACACTGACCAGCAAACCATCGTATACCTTTATCAAAAGCAAATCTTCCTGATTTAACAGATACGCCTGATCTAAATTGATGACCGTGTGCTAATCCTATAATCTTTCCAGATACATTTACTGTTGCTGATAATTCATCTTCTGGTATTAGAAACTTTACATGACCGTAAGCTTTTTTATTCACTGAAAGAATTTCTTGTACCTGTTCGACAACAGCTACATCGTGATTGTCAGCAAAATCAGTGTAAGATTTACCGTTGTTGCGGTTTTCTCCATGATTTCCAGCAATGGCCGAGATTACGACATTGTCAAATAGTGGAGCCCACTCCATAATTGCTTTAGTCATTATTCTTCTAGCTACCTTAACTTGATCACGAAGATTAAGCTGTACTCCGAAGGTTTGCGTGTCGTAGTGGCCTGAACAATTTTCGATAATATCACCTAAAGAAAGTATGTAAAGATTCTTAATTTTCTTGCCTTCTTTTCTTAACTTTTTAATATGATCAGTAAAATCAGGTATCATCTGATTGAGGCGTTCTACAATAGCAGTTGTACCATCTCCATCAGGTTTTCCTAATTGCCAGTCAGACCAGCAAAATACTATTGAATCATCTTTATCTACTTTTGGTAATTTTGGTTTTTTAGCTTTTTTTACTATTTTGAGTAAAGCATCGTAATCAGGATCTCCTGAATTTATTTGTTGTCTTGATTGTATCCTAGCTTTATAGTAAAAAAGCCTAGTTCCACCATTTGTTGGACTATCCCAAGTCCTTACTTCTACTGGTTCGATGACTTCATATAACTTAGGATCTAGATCTAACTGTTTTAAGATATCATCAAATTTCTTAATGTCAGAATTCTCTTGTGGTTCGGAGGTTATCTCACCTTTATTACCTTTTAACTTATAACCTGGCTCAAAACCTTTAGGGTGTTTGTTTTTACTAGAAGATCTAGCGTTTTCAAGATCACTATTATTTTTATTGTAATCTTCAAGACTTGACATAAGTATCCATTGTATTTTTGAGTTGTACTCTAAGTGTGTCTAACATTAGGGGGCAATTCCTTTCTTCTATTAGCCATTTGGCTGCAGTTCTGGCTGGAATGCCTGATTTTATACCTTTACATGCTTCAGTCCACGCTGCCCTGTTGGATTCGTTTAGTTCACGCCAAGCTATTGGTCCGCTTTTGTTACTTCCTTCAGCAAAGCTGTTTAGAGAAGTCAAATTACTCTTCTTCTGTTTGGACAGTCCCACTTACAGAAGCTAGTATTTCTTGTAAAGCTTTACTTTGAACTTTTAATTCAGAGTTACGAAGCTCTAAGTTAGCTATTTTTTCAGCTGTATCTGCAAGCATAGCTCTAAGAGTTTTATTTTCTGCTAGGGCTTTATTTGCAATATCAACTGTTTGCTCAGGTGTTATTTCTTGATTTTCCATCATACCTCTTTCAGTAACTATATCAATTATTACTACACCATTATAAACATAGTTAAAGACAGTTTATGGGATTTACATAAAAAAAAGGCAGAGTGGTGATCTGCCTTTCTTACCTAATGGTGGTTAGGTTAATTATTATTCTGGTTTAGGATTTGCATCCTTGACTGCTTTGATAGCTTTGTACCATTCGCCAGTCTTGTCGCCTTTATTAGCTGTCATGTCATGAAATAACATATCTAACTGTTCAGAGATCGCCTCGTATTCTGATTGACGAGCTGTTTTATAACCATTTTCTTGCAAGTCAAAATCGCTATTAGCTTTATCTATAACAGCTTGATCATATTCTCCACTAGTAAACTCTCTTCTTACATTGTTTACTTGTGCAAACATACCAGCTCCGCCGTTATCAGTTTTTAATGCATCAATTGCAGTCTGTGCTGCAGTTGTTAATTCTTCTATTGTTGCCATTTATATCACCTCCTTTTAATTGTAACATATATATTCGTACCATTATTTCTTTAAACCGTATAGAGTAAATGTTCCACTTGCTATATTTCCTGTATTCATAAAAAACTGTAGTCCATTACTTGCTTGTGCTACTGTATGAACACCTCCACCCTGATTTCCAAAAAGTGTTCCTTGATAATTAAGTTGTGTTTCCTCACAAGTCAAAAAATTGTACTCAGAGGCATTGTTGAAATTAAATAGGTAATATACGCAGTTTGTAACTTCTCCTGTTGCAGTTCCTACTCCTGTTGCTTGTGTTCTTAAGTGGTCTTGATTAGTACTTGCGGAATTAGTACTTGAGGAACTATCTGGTCTAAGCATTTTCCCAGCTTCATCATAGTTAGATGAATCATCTGGAGAACTATCACTTGCTTTTAAAAATCTTATTCTTATATGTTTGTCATCAATTGTTCCAGTTACATTACTCTGAACTACTTTATAAACATCATAAGAACTATCCCAATTAGCACCACCTAAAGTAACACTTGATACTGCTGATGAAACTATTTC